AAATTAAGAGTAGAAAGATTATGGAAGAAACCCGCTTACACGGTGGGCAGACTGTTCGTAGACGGAAAGTTTTTCTGCAACACACTGGAAGACACCGTCCGCGATTTGAGCAATGAAAAGAAGGTATATGGCAAAACCGCCATCCCTTACGGAGAATATAAGGTAGTATATAACTGGTCTCCCAAGTTTGGCAGAAACCTGCCACGATTGCTTAACGTCCCTGCCTTTGAAGGCATCTTGATACATCCGGGGAATACTGCCGATGACTCTGCCGGCTGCATACTTGTCGGAAGGAATACGGAAGTCGGGCGATTGACCGAATCCCGATATACATCCGATAAGCTCAATGTGCTGATAGAGGATGCACAGAGAAGAGGCGAAAGTATTACAATTGAAATCGTTTAACAATTAAATCTACAATTATGGCATTAAAGGATATAACCGGCAATTTTGCAGCATCCGGCTCCAATCAGGAGTATAAGTTTCAGCCTGCTGCGTCTACATTTGGTTTGCAATTGGTATTCGATGCACATCCGTCCAAGGTGGTATTGTATCAGAGTTTGGACGGTGAGAGTTGGGTGTCGTTTGAAGTCGATTACGGGGTTGGAACAGTTTGGCAGAAGAACATCGAAGGTGTTATTGGTGAGCAGCATATCAAGATTCAGTGCAATGTTAAGCCTGTCAAGGCATTAATTTTGGAGTGATATGAAGGTTAACACAATATCTTTAAATTCGGTGCGGTTGAATACAATCGCACTGAATCACATTGGCGAAATCCGTTCGGGTGGCGGTGGTTCCAAGCCTTCCCCTATCCCTCAATGGATAAGGGAGCATATCTCATTCTATTATGACATGAGCAAACCGATGGATGTGTATCACACTAATTTTACAAAGTGGGTCAAAGGTCCGATTGGTAATGCTATCGGTAAACAAACAGAGAATGAAATTATTCTCAATGGAAGAAGAAACGAAGGTGACACTACGTTAGGTTACTTAGTAACAGATAAATCTTTGTTTTTGACTAAAGGCGATTTAATCAAGATAGAAGGAGCTTCAAATGAGGCTAAAATTAAGGTGATTGTACAAAAGAACGATAATCAATGGGTAAATGCTTTTAATGGTACAGATGAAATTGTAAGCGATGGTATATATGAATTTAGCTTGACTCCCATTAATTATAAAGGTATACAAATAGAAATAACAGGTGTTACCACTTACTCCAATCTCAAGATGACCCTTCTTCCTAGCGGCAAATCTGTCCCCTCCAATGAGATACTTAAGGTATCGGGGTATCTACAGGACCTGTCAGGTCGGAAAAGGAATACGAAGTTGAATAACTTTCTCTTCGACATGATGAGCGGTGTAGATGGGTATAAGAATGAGTCGTTTGAGACTGTTCCTGGAAATACTAATATAAAATGGAAGCATCTCTCTTACTACTCGATACAAGGTAAGCCAACGCAAAAAGCTACAGACTTCGGGCTTTACAGGGTTAAAAACAATGCCAATAAATTCCTATACTTAAAATGGAACATAGAAGGGATACAAGAAGGCAATAAGGTCTATTTGGCTCAATATAATAATGAAAGCACAAGAATTGAGTTAACCAATGGTGTTAGCGATATAGCCTTGGATACGACTAATAGCGATAACCCGGGATATGGTTATGTGGTCATTATCTCCGACCAACCCTACTCCACAGACATCACCATTACTCAGATACACGAATATCCCGGTGCATTAGTGACAGATGGTGTAGATGACTACGGATTGGTAGAGAATCTGAGTAGTGGAGTGAAGATGCTGTTTATGACTATAAATACTTTTTCCCAAAATAGATATATTTACGAGCAGAGAAAAGAAAAGGACATTCTTACATTCTCTGTATTAGGTAAGCCTGGCGGTGATGATGTGGCTTATAATTGGAAAAACAACGGACATACTTATATTGATGGTGTTCTGAATAACACTATTACAAGTGCAAATCTGCTAAACAAGAAGCATATTTTGACAATTGTAAATGATGATGTAACAGTTGAGAACACAAAAACCCCAAGATATTTCGCTACTGATTTTGAAAATTATCCATCCAAACTCGCCTTCTACAACTCCATAGCCTTCGACTCCATACCAACAGAGGCAGACGGATTCACAGAGCAAGAATTAATTGATTACGTATTAACTAATATAATTGGACAATGAGATATACAATCGTTACAGTGGAATGGCTGACCCAACATGGATTGTTGGCTATGCCGACAATGCGAAGCAACGCAGACGGCACTAAAGTAGTGCTGCATGAAGAATTCGTTAACCTCTTCCCAAGGGACTCCTTCCCCACCTACAGAATGGATGACCCCGAATTCGTACAAATCATGGAATCGGAAGAATGGAATCACGAACCGCAACCTTATAGTGCTGATTACATATTGGCTGCATCCGCACAAAACATGGTGGAATCCGCCAAAAAACAGATACAGACATTGAGCCTGACAGACAGCGAATCTTTAAAAGTTAAATCGCTGTACCCCGATTGGGCGGAATATATAGACGAATCCTTATCCAAGGGGATGAAGGTTAATTACAAGGAACACCTGTATAAGGTCCGGCAAGATATCCCTATGGTTTTGGAGAGCCAATATCCCGGCATGGCTACGGCAGCACTCTACGAAGTGGTTGTAGAGACCGCATCAGGCACCAAGGATGACCCGATACCCTACACACCTCCTATGGAGATATTCAAGGACAAGTACTATACTCAGAATGACGTATTGTATATCTGCACAAGGGACAGCGGTCAGGCATTGACCCATGACTTAAGCAGCTTGGTAGGGTTGTATGTTAATGTTGCAAGCTAAAAGCAAATTGAAATGAAATGGCTTCCTTACATATTACTGATTGTACTCGCTTTCGGTTTAGGATGGTTCGCAAAGCCATCCCCCGAAGCAGTTATAGAGGCAAGAACGGATACGGTATTCAGTTCAAGCCTTGTGGTAAGAAGGGATACGGTTCCCTACTACCTTCCTACTCCTTTGATTTGCTGGCACACGGGCGATACTATCCATGTAGGTGATACGGTGCTCCCTGTCGAGCAGAAGATATACCGGGACAGTAACTATACGGCTTATGTCAGTGGCTATAACCCGAACTTGGACAGTTTGAAGGTATATCCTAAGACTGTCACGGTTACTAATGATATTGTGCGCATACCGAAATGTCCATCAAAAAAATGGGGATTAGGGATTCAGGCAGGATATAGTTATCCGGTGGGGAGTTATGTAGGAATTGGAATTAGTTATAATTTGTTGGTGTGGTAATTTATTTGTATAATTGCAAAATTATAATATAAAAAAGAAGGGAGGTTCAAAATGAAATAGGACACTATACCGAGGATTATCCTCACAACGCTACGAGTAGAAGCGTAGCGATTACTCAAAATAACAAAAGCAGTTCTTTCGGGGGCTAAGAATTAAAAAAAAGCCCCCAACATATCATCATATTAATATTGCCACATAAAAACATGATAAAGCATAAGATACCTGATGTTGGGGGCTAATATCTTCAACATAAATATCTTATGCTTTGTTCATCAAAATCTCATGTTTTATGTGGCGAGGCAAAGATAAGCATAAAAATTAGAAAAAACTATGTGCAAATCAGAAATCTTTGCCAAAATAATTAATATTGTTTCAAAAGAAACCGAAGTGCCTGTAGACCAAATATTATCCTCTGATAAAAACATGGAAACAGTGGATGCCCGGTATCTTCTTGTGTCTCTCCTGTCTGAAAGCGGCATGTACCCTTCACAAATAGCTGTTCATATCCACAAAACCAAACGTGCTGTTAACTACATGATATCAAATTTCTATGAGAGGATGGAAAGCGGGAAAATGTTGAGAATATATTGGGATAATATAAAGAAATCATTGGGAAACAACTGATTTTACATAAGTTACAACATATGTACTTTTGCATACGGTCAATTTTGACCGGGATACAAAATACAAATACTTATGGAAAGAACTTATGTTTTTAATTCAGACGGAGGCAATGGAGGTTCAGGCGGTAGCAAGCTTGACATTACCGCCATGCTTCCCGGAATGTTTGGGAACAAGGGGATAGACCCTAACCTGCTTGCCTTGATGAATAACGGCAACGGCTTTGGAGGACAGGACGGATGGTGGAGCATTATCTGGCTTGTTGTGATAGCAAGTATCTTTGGATGGAACGGCAATGGTGGCGGTTTGTTCGGTGGACGTGGAGGAAACGGAGCTAACGGACTTCCGGCAGAATTGGCAGGAAACGCAGGACGCGAATTGTTGATGCAAGCTATTCAGGGTAACGGTAATGCTATCTCTCAATTGGCTTCTTCATTCAACTGCTCTACCCAACAGGTTCAGACAGCATTGTGCAATGTTCAGAATAGCATTACACAAGTAGGTAATCAGGTGGGATTGTCAACCAACCAGATTATTAATGCTATGCAGTCAGGCAACCAGTCTATCCTTACTCAACTTGCCGATTGTTGCTGCAAAACGCAAACAGCTATTGAAAGACAAGGTTATGAAGGACGTTTGCAGAATTGCGAATCAATGAATGCCCTTACCAATACAATGAACAACAATGCATTGTCATTGCGTGACGGGGCTACTGCAAATACGAATGCTATCCTTGCCAAACTTGATGCAATTCAAAATCAGGCATTGCAGGACAAGATTGCATCTCTTACTGCGGAAAAGGCTACTTTAACAGCCGAAATATCCCAGCGTAATCAGAACGCCACTATCCTGAGTGCAGTAGGACAACAGATTGCTCCTTTGGCAGCCGGATTGCAGGCATTACAAAGCGACGTTGATGGAATCAAATGCAAGCTCCCCAATACTGTGAGTGTTCAATACCCCAATTTAACCGCTATTAATACAGATTGTTTCCGCGCAGCCGCCTACGGTGCATATATGGGTGACGCTGTATACGGACGTAGTGGATGTGGTTGCAACAACTACTGGGGTTAATCCGGTAAGAAAGGAGGTAGATATGTGGCCTAACTTTTTTACAGGATTCCCATCCCTATTCCCATCAATCGGAAGAACAAATTTCAACACTCTTCCTACGGTGGCTGTGACCGTCGGCACGGAGAATGTTACTTTGGAACTTCCTAACCACGCATTCCGTAACAGGGATTATGTTGGAGGATTCTATATCAGCCTCCGTCAGGCTATACCTGCCGGCACGACTGCAACTCTTCCGATACTGATAGGGACTAATGGGGACACAAGACCGTTGATGGCTTATAACAATGAGCCTGTGACTGTTGAAAACTTAGCCGGAACAGGTATCTATGAAATTCACTATAACAAGTACACCAACGAATTGTATCTTGTTAATGGTGGATACAGACCGACAGCGGCTCCGGCTCCTACAGCAGAAACAGCTTCTTTAAGGAGCAAGTAATAATTAACATGGAGTTTTGTGGTGATTTCCAAAATGGAAATAGCCACACTCCTTTAAAATCAAACAATCATGTTTCAGAACTTACGAGTAAACAGTACATTATATCTTCTTCATAGAGGTGCAAATCCAAGTTTGGAATGTGGGCAGGTCGTTAATGTAAGCCCCATAAAAACCATATATAAGACTGTTCCCAACATGCCTTATCCACAGCCGGTACAGGTTATTGATTTTGTCGTGAATATAAACGGACAGAATGTCAATTTGCAAGAGATACCGGCTAATGCCAATATTGCCGATGATATTAAGACAGGGATGCTGATTACAGGGTCAAGAGACGAAATGAATACTGAGGTCCTTACCATGAAACAGAAAAGTGAGGATGTCCTAAAAAGTGTGGAATATCATCAGAACTTTCTTAGGGTATGTGACCAAATGCTTGCCATGCTGAACCCTGAATTTGCAGCCAAGCAACAGCAGGAGCAGGAAATATCCGCATTGAAAGGGCAAATGTCCAATATGGATAAGAACATGCAGGAAATGAGCAAAAATATGGCTGACCTCATTGCACAGAATCAGAAGTTAATGGAACAGCTCGGAGTGGTTGAAGCATCTAAAAACAAGAAATGATTATGGGAATGTGGGAAATATTAGAAGAAGGGCGTGACGATTACGGACGCGGCTTCGGTATGAGAGGTGACGAAGTGGAGGAAGCCTACAAGGAAGGCTGCCGCAAAGGTTACGAAAAAGCCATGAGAGAGATGCGCGGAGAGATGGGTTTCCGTGATGGTGGGAGAAGTTATTCAGGTGGTGGAAGCTCATCCGGCATGGATGAACGCAGATACCCCGGATACTTTCCTGAATATCCGCGTATGGATGAAATGGGCGAACGCAGACGCAGACGCTCTAACGGTGAATTCTATTAATAACAGGAGGGGTGAAACGCCCCTCTTTTTAAATTAAGGCTATGGAACAAAGATTAGATACATATAGCAAATTCCCATCAGGAATGCAAGAATACCTGGAATCATACGGATTCCATTTCAGTAAAAAACTTTACGAATGGGCTGTTTCAAAAATGAAAGTGAAAGACGAGGCAACAGGCAAGGAAAAGAAACTTGACCCTTGGAGCAAAGATGAGGTGGACGATATGCTCAAAGCAAACGGAATTACCATCGAACACGACAAAGGATATGACGTTGCCTATGTTGCAAATATGTTGAAAGCGGATTTTTTCAAAAAATCATTGGTTGACGAAGCACATTTGTGCAAACACATAAAGTGCTACCTTGATGATATTGATGGGGACCCTTGCAGGGCGTTTGATGAATTCTTTGCCACCTGCATCGGTAAAGGAGTTCCTGTAATTTGGTCTGATGTTATATGATTGTTCAGGAGTTCTACATACCGAAATATGGGGATTGGCACGTCAAGGTGTATTATGCGGTACACACTTATTGGGCTAAGGAAATCATTACCGACCTGTACCGTATTGGATGCAGGGGGGATTCCCTCAAACGTGCGTATCGCAACCTGACGGAAGGCAGGATGAATACCGGACTTACCTATTCGGACTACAGGAGAAGAGAGACGGTAATGGTGCTCTCTTTGACTTCTACCCCCGAACAGTTTCAAAATTCGTGGGACCACGAAAAAGGTCATTTATGCCGGCATATTTCCAAGGCTTTCGGAATTAACCCTTATGGAGAGGAAGCACAATATCTCAGCGGATATGTCGGTCAGAAGATGTTTCCTGTTGCCAAGAAATTCTTATGTGAACATTGCAGAAAGGGAATGGAAAAATAATAATCGAACAGAAGCGTTCTTTGACTTTTGGGAACTACTGCTAAAAATAATAAGGGATATGATTTGCAAATATGTAGACTTATCACTTAATTTGCATCATGAAGAAGGTGATTCATATACCAAACGTGGATAGAGATGAAAGAATAGGAAGTGCATTTAATCATCTGTTTCAAGTCATACAACAGACTGACAATTGTTGCATGAATGATTTATGCTGGGATTTAAGTAACACTTCTTTTTTTCATCCGTTTTTTCTCGCTCCGCTTGTTATATATAAGCAAAGGTGTGAGAAGAATGTGATATGCATAAACAGACCGATACGTATCACTGGCTATTTGGACTTGGTTTATTTTGAGAACCCATTACTTGTGGATGCCGGATCCAACATGAAAGAGGTTTTGGAGCCATATATCTCTAAAACATATTTGCCAGTATGTCAGTTTGATTTGCACAAAAGTAATATCGACGATTTACAAAGCATTCTTCAAAGAATTATAAAGACACAAAGTGGAGCTGATTATCGTATCGTTACTCCTCTTTCATATCTTTTAGGAGAATTGATTGATAACATGAACGAACATTCTCAAGGCAAGCATGGTTATATCTTTTCCCAGTATTTAAAGAAAGAGGATTGTATAGATTTGGTCTTGGCTGACGATGGAATAACCGTGCTGGGAAGTTATGTAAAGGCCCAAAAATTTTTGGATGAGATTAATGGGAATGATGCCGAAGCGTTAAGGTTGGCAAATGAGGGGAAGTCTACAAAGAACTTGCCTAATGCAGAAAATAGAGGATACGGTATATCTTCATCCAAAGAAATGCTTTCTGATGGGCTTCATGGCTCATTTTTCATGTTGTCCGGAGGTGCGTTTCATAGGCATGACAGCTCCGGTTCTGTATTTGTTAAGCTTCCCAATTCTATATATTGGGATGGAACAATAATTCTAATGAGAATTCCGGTTAAGGTCCCATTGGACTTTGACTATAATAAATACACTCGATAAAAATAAATATATGAATACGATGTTAAAAATTGCGGATTTGATTAGTACGGATATCCGTTCAAGAGCTAATGCGGATATTATAAGATCTGCCATTGATGGCATTAAAGAGGACGTTATATTAGATTTCTCTGGAGTGATATTTGTGTCTCGTTCCTTCACGGATGAGTTATATAATGTGATGGAAGAAAATAAGAATGTTTCTTTGGTAAACATGTCTAATTTTGTAAAATCCATGTTGGAGGCTGTAACAAACGGTCGTAATTCAAAAAGAGTTTTCAGACAAAGTGAATCTGAAATAAAAGAGTTCGAAGACATGAGTAGTTTGTCCTCTTTCTTGGCAACAATTTAAGTCTACGTCCTTGCCACAAGTTTACCCTTCAATGATTGTAGGTATACCTAATGCAAGGATATTTATTCTTTATAGAGATTTCAAAGCGGTAATTCCCAACGGTTTTACCGCTTTTTTTATGTTAACATAATATGAAAGATGATAAGTTGAACATATTGCTTGAGCAATCGGATGATATTCCTCATTGGGTATTCTGCCAACTGCTAGCCATGATACAATGGAACGTTTAGAGAGGTGGATTTGTAAAATGATTCCCTTTGTCGTTTTGATGAAAATATTATTATTTTTGAATTAAATTTTCATCAGCATAACATCTGTCTCATGCCCCAAACATATAAGCTATCAATTTGAAATTTGCCTCATTTATAATGGAATAGTCTTTCTTTATATATAGCTCAGTAACACGGAGCCTTGAATCTACATGGCATAACATTTCATTCACGACATAGATAGGTATCCCTATAATATTGATGGCTATTGTAGCCATAGAATGGCGCGCGGAATAAAACTGCAAATTTTCTATACCTACCTCATTCCCGACTTCTTTCAGCCCAATGTTAATGGCACGATTAAGGTCGCCCATTGAAGAAAATCGTTCATAGAAGTTAAACACATGGTCTTTCCCTCTGTACTTGTCAATAAACGGTTGAATCAATGGATGCACGCGAATAACCATCTTAGCATTGTCATTTCTTCTCTCTTTGGTCTTGGTGCGGTAGTAAGTGATATATTCTCCGTCAAATTCAGTTGCATTGTAGAGATCTGCTGAGTTCATCCCCATAAGGCAAAACGATAATCTAAAACAATCCAAAGCCAAATCATGTCTGCTGTTACGACCTCTATAATCTTTGTTGTCGTATGGAAGGGCGAATATCTTTCTTATCTCTTCGACAGATAAAGCTCGCTTCTCTGCTGTATTCTGCTGTTTAGGCTTAAATTTAGATAGACTTTGTTTAATCCTTACTATCCCATTATCTTCATCGTTGTAATATTCTCTTGCCTCCATAAACAAACGGAGTATAGAATTAGTATAAAGGGATTGTGCTCGTTTCTTATCTGAAAGATATTCTTCATATTCCTTCATCTTTTGAACGGTTATCTCGCTACACATAATTGATTCCCTGCCGAAGAATGAGCAGAAAGAATTTAATGCCGTTTGGTAGTTCTTGACGCCCTTGATTTCAGTATGCGACCGACACCATTTTTTTGCAAATGAAATGAAGTCTATGCCGTTCTTGTCATCTTTCTTTTTGATGTATTCAATGATTGTATCTATATCCATTGAATTTAGTTCAAGGTTAAGTGCATTTACCTTATTCCGATATACTTTTATCAATTCCTCACACTTGTCTAGGACAAGCTGGTTCTTTATCTTAAAGCTGGCAGTAAGGTCTTTCTTAGAGATATACATGGTAGTAGATATATATCGTACTTTCCGCTCATGAGTAAAACGGATAACAACGTTCCAGGTCTTATCTTCACGTTGCCTTTCTTTGAATATTGTAGGTTTAAATGTTGCCAT